TCTTGCGCGTTTATATATCTGTTTTTTACTTATCATTTTTTCCTCTTAATTTCTCAATAACTTCTCGTAATTGTTCTGGAATTGGTATAAATTCGCCAGCGTTTTCCAATATACTTATTCCCTCATTTGCAATAAAGAACATTATAACGATTTCTCTAATAGGTAACTCTGTACCGATAACAGACTGAATAGTATGAGCCATACACACCACTATAAAAACCATTATTTTTTTGATTATACCCTTGAATCCAATAGATGAAGATATGTTTTTGTTAAATACAGCCTTGATTATCCCTGTCAAATAATCAATTATAACCAATGTAACAAGGGTAATTAGTATAGAATCAAATCCACCTAATAAACCACTTATCACACCACCAATAACCCCTAAAACTCCACTTATCCAATTTAATATATTCATTTTATACCCTCCTTATACTGGTACAAAAGTTGCAGGTTGAATATTATTAGTTTTTGCAACTCCTATTGTCATACTGGTTATTATTTCCCCAATAAGATTAGATACATTACCTCTTATTTGGCATCCGTTTAACGTAGCGCCTGTTGTAAGTCCTCTAATTGGACTAATTGTAGAAGCCTGTTGAAAACTATTATTGCTAATTGAACAATCCGTAATATTAGATATAGCAATACATGCATCAGCATTAGACACCACTTGACTAGCAGATTTAATAACATTGTTATTAATAGCGCAATTTGTAATATCTTTCTCAAAAATAATTGCAGTTCTGTCGCAATCATCTAAAATGTTATTACATATTTTATTTTTATCAAATAGCCCAACAGTAGATTCTACTATCATAAAATAATCTGGACGTCGATCTGCACCGTCACCCATAAAGGTATTATTTGAAAAACTATTAGACGTATAATCACCACTTAATAATTGAATAGGTGTTGTTAAAGTTAAAGTAACTACATTATTATTTATTTGACATTCGCGCATAGAGTCAGAGCTAACAAGAACAATACCGCCTACATCAGCAATATTATTCTCTATCTTAGCACCCAAGAGATACCCTACTTTGTTGTTAACCATAGTAGAAGACCCATGTATTCTATTATTCGTAAATCTAAGCGCACGATTACCCCTTGCAGTAGTTTGCAAATCTGCACCTATATAATTATAGAATTGACTTAAACATTCACCACAATATACAAAGCGGTTTCCCTCAACTCGCACACCCCTGCCAATGTTATCAATCGCTTTTTCAAAATAACCAAACCTATTATTAACAAAATGACAATCACTTGCACCATTGGTTGCATTTCCGTTCACTTTGATAGCTGTGTTATAATGATTACTTGCGTCACCATTTAGGGATACCATAGAAAGACCTATAAAGCGCACGTTTTCATTATTGATTATAAAACCTTCTTGAGTATCAATTGTTATTTTTCCGTTATTCTCGAAATCGTTTTCTACTGTTAGTGTTTGGCTTATAGTATTAACCGTGACTGAATTTTGAATTAGGTAATTTTGTCCATCACTCATGGGAATTAACACAGTTTTTCCAGTATTAATAGCAGACTGAAAAGCGTTTGAATCATCTGTTACACCGTCACCAACCGCACCAAAATCGGTGACATTTACTGATTTTGTACCGTTGATTCTAACGTTACCGCTAACACCTCCAATAAAAAGTTTTTCACTGTCGGTTGTCATTGCCAATTCACCTTGTGAAAGAATTGGTAATGTGTTCTCGTTTCCACGTCTTATTTGAATTAAATCTCTACTCATAACCATACACCCCCATCGTAATTTTTGTTTATTTCTTCATCTTCAAAGTATCCGCCATCTATCACTAAACCCGTTTGCCCTGTCTCAAATTGGTCTACTAAGTATTTAATTTGTTGATCATTACCCACTATAAGAGTTATTATATCACTTACTTTATTTCCACTTAACATTCCAGTAAAATTGCCGTTATTATCTAACTTTCTGCTATTTGTTATGTTTAATGAATTTTCTTTTACAGCTAACCCACTTTCTAATTGATTAACCAAGTTAATAGTATTATTTACATATGTGACTAAAGCACATAACGATTCATATACAGATAACTTGTTGTCAAATTGAAAAGACGGATTACAACACGGCATTAAATCAAATGTATCAATCATATTTACCCTCCTTAATATATTCCGAGAAATAATTCACTTAAATCATTGATAATTTTCATATCAATATTTAGGAAAGTCTCTCGATATTTTATAATCAAATCAGATAAAGGAATATTAAAACCGCTTGTATGTTCCTCACCCGCTTGATTATTTGTCGTTGTTGCATCATTTGTATTTATTAAAGTATCAGTTCTATTATTAGTAACATTGTCTTTGCTAAATTCTGTAGCGTATCCTTCATCTTCAATATTAGCTATTGACCCATTTGGTGTATCACTGGACACAGTTTTGTTTTCGTTAATTTCTTCACTGGTATTAGAAGAAGTGGAATCACCGTCTAATACTACTGTGGAATTTGCTTCTTGTATTTTATCTGTTTTAAAAGTAATTAAAGGGTCTATAGAAATCAATTCACTTTTATACAATTGATTATAAAGAGGCATGATTTCATTCATAGTGGTTTTTAAATAGTGTGTAAATTTTGCAGGAGTTTCGAACCCTATTTCATAGAATTTGTAATGGTCTAATATTTTATTGTTCAATTTTTCTCTGTATGATTCGTCAAATATAGGGTACTCATTTAATTCAAAATTCCAATTATTTTGTATTAATGTATTTATTTCTACTGTGAATTTACTCATAACTTTCACCCTCTGTATCATCATACTTTTTGTTAATCTGTGTAGGATTAACCCATTCTACGTCTACACTTAAACCAAAAATATCATTAATATATTTACATGCTCGTTTTCGTTCCTCTAGCCTAGATGTTTTATTTGATATTGCCAAACCATTTGATATTAATACTTCATCATCCGTTAATCGTTCGTTTTTTTCACTTGAATTATTTTCTATACCTATATATGATAATGCTTCATTCATAATCTGCTTTTTTAGTTTTTGTAAATCTAAACCTATAAAATTAATTTCCCTATTCATAACCTTAATATTATCAACTAAGTCACCTAAAGATTCATCACCTATAACGGCTGTTTCATAGTTATCATATTGATTAAGAATATTTCTAACTGTTAATTCCTTCTTTTTACCGCAACCGATTATAGCCTGCTGTCTCTGTTGATACACATTAATGTTAATAGTTTTTTCTATCATTGCCAATTGACAAGCATAATCCATTAACCTATAAAAAGGCAAATCTTCTTCTCTTGCTTTTGAATTATAAATTATTATACAATCTTCAAAATTAACACAATCTTTTGTATACCCGTTTACTCCTTTAATGTGAATTTTCTTTGGTTCTCCGTATACATTTAACCAACTATTTAAATTACCACCTAAAGTTAGATACCCCAAAATTTCATCTTTAAAAAATGCACATGTACCATGTTCAAATAATCTAAGTTCTAAAAATCTTTCATTGACTGTATCGGGTAAATTAAACCACTTAAAAGATGAAATATATAAATTTTTAAGGTTACTATAAATTCTTTGTTCATTATAGCTTAATTGACGTTTTATATCTTCAATTGAATTATTTGATTTATTTGATTTATTTTTTGAATACAAGTTAAATATGTTCATTATATCACCCCATTTGATCTGTCAAATTCACCAATATAATCACCGTGCCAAAATGTTATACCACTATTAAACACCTGACGTATTTTATCTGTATGGAATTGTGGAATATCACCTTTTATATTACATTCGTGTGTTTTGATATAATTAAAACTAGATCTTGAATGTAAATTAGGCACTCCAATTCTATTGGTCTTATATCCGTACCTTGTAAAATAATCGTCAATAACTTTTGCATATTTCAAATTAATTGTCTTTTCATTTGCAATAATAAACATGTTATCAGCCGATACATTTACATCACCTTTAGAAATACCTTGTGTTTTATTAGGTTGAACGCTTGATTCTACAAAACCCCCTATTGATTGAGCAACACCCAAAATGCCTGCTCCTATTGCTATTGGGTTTCCAGTAGCAATTCCAACCCCTAAACTCATAACACTCCCCATTGCTCCAACTGATTGTGTGAATCCGTTCTGTGCTAACCAGTTAGGGAAAAATTCATTTATCCATGAACAAATAGGGAATCCCTTCATTATAAGTGCTTCATCATAATTAATAGACTTTCCCTTATAATTCATAGGTGATAACATTAATTTTGCGTCCGCATTTGCTGTTGTTTGGCGCTGAAAATAAATATCTTGTGATAAACCAATAGAATCAAAATATTCATATTTTAAATTAATGTTTTGTCCATTATTGTCTGTAATTTCTAAAAATGAATAGGGATAACAATATAACTTTTTATTTTTTGGTATATAACTACCAAGGGCAGAATGAGTTAATGAAAGCTGTAAATTAACACCTTGTAAATCAAAAGATTCTAAAACAGCGCCGTTAGCAGTAGAAGTAAATGGAGGCACTGAAAATCTTGGCAACATGAATATAAATCCAACTGATTCTCCTTTTCCTTGATTCATAATAGATGATAAAAAAGTATCAATATTATCTATATCTGCTCCGGTTGCGATGTTAAACGCTCTATATTGATAGCCTGAATATATTTTATTATACGTTGTACCACTTACATGGTTAGTACCGTCAAAAGTAGTAGCAACGATTAATACTAAGTCATTAGCATCAACTAAAGTATGTTGATTGAGAGTTATATAATCGCCAGTATTTAAATTTTCATCTAGTATATGCTCACCAATATTATCACTTACAGTATGTTCACGCTCTATATAACAATCTAGCAATTGTATACCATCGGCTGAACCACCAATTAACCAAGTTTGAATAACGTCTATTTCGTAAGTAATTTCAGTAACTTTTTCCGACACATATTTTACATCAGTTATAAAAGCATAGAATTTTGTATAAGTACCACCAATAGACGGTACATTATAAAATTGCATGTAATTATACAATGCTATTACTTCATAATATGAATCAACCCTTATTTTTTGTTCTTTTCTTATGTGCGTAAATTGTGTAAAGTATTTGCTTGTTTTACTATCAAAAAATGAAGTTTGTGCAGATACAGACGAGAAATAAAAAGAATTATCATATTTGTTATCTATACCGTCAAGCTTGTATAATTTTAATGTACTGTTAGGATAACTCATATTTTACCTCCTTTATTTCCCGCCCATTCCACCCTATTCATTAAACTATTGTTATCGTGCAAGTATCAGTTTTTGTAGCATCAATAACACTTGTTGCCGTGACAACGATATCACCAACCGTGCCAACTTCATCAGCGCCGATATACACAAGACCATTTGTGGAAACAACCGTTTTTGTGTCAGTGTTTCCAGTGATAGCAAATGTGCATTTACTAGACGGATTTCCCGTCCCCGTTGCTTCTGTGGTCAACTGCAAACTACCACCCTTTGCCACTGTCGCGGTATCTGGATATACTGCAATAGCGTCTATTGTGGGCGCAACTGTCACAAACAACACAGCATTAAAGAACGGGGAAACGCTCATAATCTGCCAATGATGAAGGAAATAATTAATATACAAGCCTTCTGGATTGAATATATCATCTGTCAAAAATTGAGTATCATGTACCATAAACCAATTTTTATCAACAACTGCACACAGCACATTATCAAGTCCACCAAAATCATCAATTAAAACACGCCTTCCGATAAAATCAGCCTTATCCATGTTAAATGCTGACGCCAATACTTCAACATCAACAAGGGCATCAAATTTTGTACTAATCAATACTATTTGATCTTCCTTGCTAGTGTGAGTATGAATGTTTGCGTAGTTATAATCTGACTTCATGAAACACATATCGTTAGAAATTTCTTTAATCTTGGAAAGTGCTGCCTTTGCAGTAGCTTCATCGGTGACAGGGGAAATAGTTTGCATGTTAAACTTACCCTCTACACCGTACTGATGAATCAAATTTTTCATGATAAGAAATTCATCCAAAGCATCGGATGTATAAAGTGATTGTACAATACCATCAATCACACGCTCTAGACCTGTTTCACCTAAAAAAGCTTTTTGCAAACTCTGGCGTTGCACCGTTGTTTTGTAAAAGTCCTGTCTGTTTACCTTATGAAACACACTCAAAATGTTCGGAATTGCACGTTTAAACACCTGTTCGGATGCCAAGTCAGGGTTAAACGCTTGCGCTTTGACGATATCAACGAAAACATCTTCAATGGTTTCACCAAATTCAAGCATACCACGCTTAAACTCACGCAACGGATTTTGATACATTTTCGATGAAATTATAACTTTGGCAATCCGATTCATAAGGGCATTGGCAAATTCATTTCTTGTAGCCGAATATTCAAGTATAGCAGTCCCCACCTCAGCCAAGTTATCTTTTGTTGCTGTGGGAATTCTTGACTGATATTCCGCGCTGGCATCCGTTTTGATAGCATTTAAAAGGTCGCTTGTTTTATAATCTCCTGTTAATGTAGCCATTAGTTACCCCCCTTTTCTTTGACCATTTTGTCAATGACGTTTTCTTCCTTCTTTTCCTCTGGCTTTTCTTCTTTCTTTTCCTCTGGCTTTTCTTCTTTCTTTTCAGCAGGAGCGAAAAAACGTTCTTTGTACTGGGCTAACAAAGTATTATACTTTCCTTCCCAATCCTCACCGCTTGAATCATTCGATTCGCTTGCAATGATAATATCCTCATTATCTCGCACTAAAGCGAATCTTTCTTCATTTGTTTCAGCTTCTACAACTGACTGTAAAAGTTCACGCAATGTCATGTCATACCTCCTTATATTTTAGTAACCAACCGAATTTTGTTGGATGGTTAAATTTTATTTCGATATCGTGTGTATCAATAAATTCAATCATTTCATTTTCTGTTGCAAATTCAATACTTTTTATTAAGTAACACATTTTTTTAACACCTCATACATCATATTTTTACATTTTATATTTTTAAAATAAACGTTTCCTTTTTTAAATTCATCTACAACAACTTTAAATAACGAATTTTTAGCACCTTTTAATAACATTGTGTTTGGTGAATGATTTTCTAAAAAAGGCGTATATATAAAATGGCAGTTTTTATTTATTGTTTCACTAATATAGATTTTTCCTATTTGATAATTTATATAAACTCCAAACATTTGTCCTTTACTAGCAATTGTGCAAAAGTATTTCATCTTATCAAACGCTTTAGGTTGAATGAATGTATTATCATCACGCAAAAATTCATTATCTATTGAATATTTACCGTATTCATGTTTGCTTAATATTTTACCAAAACGTGTTTGCTTTTTATGTTCTTTAAAGTCTCCACCCTCTACTATTTGTATCAGCACATCATCAACTACTTTTATTTTCTTTTTGTTGTTAGGATATTTAATATCAAACTCTAAAAAATATGGGTTAGTCATTGAAATAGAGTTAGCAAGAAAAAATACTATGGGGTCTCTGTCTCTACCAACAGTTTCACATAAATCAAAAAAGCATGTTATTTCATCTGTTAGATATCTGTGTACACCTTTATCTATTAAAAATTCATCAAAAATAATCTTATTAACCAAAGGAAAAGCATCAGATTTAAGAATTTTAGAAGTAGATAATGGAATTGCGTAACCCGCTAATTTATCATTAATATAAAAGTTCTTATTCTTTACCTCTAGTTTAACATCTGGAAATTCTTCACGAATATCGTTAAACCAACGAGACACATTTTTTAATTCTTCTTTGTATCGCCTAAGATATACAAATTGTGCACCAGTTTTTAAAAAGTCGGATATGCTCCAATATTTACACCAATATGACTTACCCTTACCACGCATTGAAAGAACAAAATTGAACAAAGCATTATATGAAAGTGTTTCATATCCGTTATAATACATTGTATTATTCATTCTTTCCTCCTTAAAGTTTGGTTAGTGCGGTCACTGTAAAGAGGCAGTCAACCCAATAAATACAAGCGGTTTCACCCGTTGACCCTTGTAAATATTTTACAGTGATACCACACCACCTACTATATATTGTATCATTAATAGTATAATAGTACAAGCTATTTTTGCTATATTAAGTCGATTTTTGTTATAGTTTAAGTGTAAATGTTGTTTCTTCAAGAACAACACCACCTCTTACTCTTGTGTGTCTCAATTTACCATTTATGACTGTTCCACTTTTAAAATTATCAAAATTAACTTGTGAATGACATTTGTGGGGGAGTCCTGCACAACATACCTTTATTTTAGTTAGTTTTGTATTCTTTAATTTAATTGATTTTAATTTAAATTTGTATTTTATTATCTTTTTTAATTTTGGCTTTACTTGTATTTCTTCAATATAACTTTTGGCTCTAACAAATTTACCTTTGTTAAACTTATATTCTAGTTTCCATGCCCCTAGTTTTACTTTGTCAACCTCTATATTATTTGGTATTTTTGTTCCAAGTAAATGTATACTATCTGTATCACCATATAAAAATCTATCATAATTTATTTGACTACTTGTTATTTCTTTTTTACGTGCATAAGCTGTTATAAAACATGAAACAGGTAAATATAAAGGCTCGCGTTCTTCCTCTAAATCATCAACATATTTGATTAAGTCGTTTTCTTCATCGTATATAGGTATTTTATTTTGGCATTTCGGATTCAAAGCGAATCTGCCATATAAAGCGTTTAGCATAATTTTTGCTATAAAGCGCATACCATCATTACCGTTTAAAGTTGATTCATTTTTAACTTTTATCCATTTATCAATATAAGACTTAAATAATTTGTTTGTTCCTCTAAACTTATATCCACCTATATATTGAATATTGTATACATTATAATGCTCTAAAAATAATTCTAAATCAACATTTGTTAGTGTTATGTCAACGTCCTCTCCATTTGACGAACTAACGTATTCAGTTTGACCAAAGCCAAAAGTATGTTTTAATTGTATAGTGGGTAAATGATCTTTCTTTAATTCAAATTGGCATTTTATCATACTTATATAAAGAGGGTAAAATTTATCTTTTTTATATTTACCATCAAAATAAACAGGATCGCCAAATGGTAACATTTCATTATACATAACACTTGGATATAATGAATTTACATCAAATACAATTCCACCATTTACAA